ACCAACCCCACGCGGTTTCCGTATGGTTCAATTCTTCTAATTTGGAAGCGAACGTATCCAACACGTGCGTTTTCTCCATCGCCTCAGAAGAGAAGTTGGATTCTGTGAACCTCGATCTCCAATCGAACACGTGGCACAACCTCACGTACTCCTATCAAGGTGAAGGTGGCTCTCGAGTCACCTACCTCGATGGCCAAAAGGTTTCGGAGGACCAAGCTGAGGATACCTTCGGGGACTATCCACCGTTCGCCATGACGGGATACAGCCAGGGTGGATATGTGGTGAGTGCGAGTAGTGAACAATCAAGTACACGAGCGTCCTGGAAAGCATTTAACGACGTTCAAAATGTAAGCAACACAACAGAGGATAACTGGGAATCTGGGGCAAAATATAGTAGTGGATCTCCATATAACGCTAATCAAACTACATATATCACAGACACGAATGGTACACCACATTATGGTGAATGGATCGCAATCGAAATGCCGGAGAAACTGAAATTTGGTTATTTTAACATGGTGTCGCCGGTGGCTAATCGACGCCCAGATTCAATGGTGATTGTTGGCAGTAATGACGGTGGTGTGACATTTGATCACATCAAAACCATTTCATCTGTCACGTATCCATCCAATAATACCACCACAATTGCTGTTAATAGCGCCTATGCGTATAATAAATTTTATTTCATCGTCACAAGTGTTGATGGTGCCAATACTGTCACGAACATATCACATTTAGCAATCTACGGCCACCGCGAAAACGACCTGGTTCGCCTTCCCGATCCCACCCACGTCTTGGAGTATCCGCACATTGCGATGACGGGTCCGGCGCAGAGAGGGTATGTGGCGAGTGCGTCTTCAATTCTCAGCGATGACTATCGGGCTTTTAAGATGTTTGCAGACGACGATGCCTCAAATCCAAGTCCATATGGTGGATATGGATGGTGGGCTTCCCAACACAATAAATACCGTCAATCGGGAGATAATGATTATCTGGGTGGAACAACCGATAATTTAGGAACGTATACAGGGTCGAGTACTGCGACCGATAACGGTGTTTGGGTACAACTTAAAATGCCACATAAGATACTATTATCAAGTGTGTTTTTAGGTAATGGTGCATGGTATGAAACCGCACCGGGAAGTTTTAAATTTTACGGTACGAATAACGATCAAGATTGGACTTTGATTCAAAGCTTTACGGGTAAAAATCCACAAGCTGGAACGTCGTATGCTATAAATGCCACAGTAGCCTATAAAACTATAGGATTAGTGATAACTCACACCGCTGGTACCGCCCTGAATAGTGGAGAAACCGGTATAAGCGAAATGAAATTTTACGGTACAGGCGTCGACTCCATCCCCATCCAAATCGGCGGTGGAAACATCGACAAGGTGGCGAACTTTAGGGTCTACGACAAGTTTGTGGGGGAGGACCAAGCCCTCGAGATTTGGGATGCTCAAAAGGATGAGTTCGGGAGGGCCAAGTCCTCCATGACCCTCTACAAGGGTCGCATCGGTTTGGGGACTGAGGAACCTGAAGGTCGCCTTGCAGTCCTCGATGAACCTAATGGGTTGGAAGAGTTTCCACCGAGGGCTATGAGTGGCCACGAGACATATATGGAGGGACATGGTGTGTTTAAGGCTACCGCTGATTCTCATGGTGCGGGAGATACTTCAATTCGCCATGCATGGAAAGCGTTCATTAAGGGAACAACCGAATCTGTATCTAACGGTGATAATTCCTGGTTAGATAATTCTGGTGATTTTAATAGCACGACTGGTGTGTACGACGGAAGCTTAACACATCACAGTGGTTCAGTTTCGGGTGAATATCTTCAGCTTGAATTACCATATGAAATACAATTATCAAGTTATTCATTAGCTCCATGGAATTATCCCACTGGGACCACTTTTCAGTATTCAGATTTCCCGAGAGACTTTATTATCTATGGTTCAAAAGATTCTATAAGCTGGGATATAGTTGATACACGTTCCGGTCAGTCTTCGATATCTCAAGCCGATGTCCCTAAATATCACGTAAACTCACAGAAAACATACAGATACTTCGTAATTGTTGTAACTAAAATTAATACAGAAACGTACGCTAACAGTGCTGTATACGTAGCCATAGGTGAATGGCGTCTCTTCGGCACCCGCGAGCAGGGTCAATCCGTCCTCCATGACGGTCAACTGACCCTCACAAAGAACCTCGACGTTCCCCGGATAGGGCCAGACCTCGATGCGGACGATACACCCCGTCGGGACCGACTCGTTGTGGAATACAACACCTCGACGAACCCCACGTTCGAGGGGGCTGTGCGGGACACTTCTGGGAGAGGGAATGACGCAGTTTTTAGAGGTTCATCATCGTACGATGCTACCGAGAAGGCTTTTGATCTCAGGAGTCATGATAAAGATTTAGTCGTCGTGAGAGATAATATCAGTGGTGTTTCGGGTGATATTCTCGGCACCATTTCTTTATGGTTCAAAACAAATGATACTACACAAACAACTGGTATGACAATGTTTCAGATTGGACACGCTAATACCACCGGACACAAATTAAATATATTCTTATACGAAGATGATGTTTACATGGGTTGGGGTGGTAGCAATTATGTATATGCACCCAGTGGCGACGTAAAGAGGGGAAAATGGACGCATGTCGTAGGTATTAAAAAGGGTAAAGGGGCTGTTGGTAATGGGACTGTTCAAAGCGGACACACCGCCGTGTTGGAACTATACATCGATGGAGTAAAAAAAGCGGTAACAAATTGGACTGGAACGGATACATTAAACATAACTAAAGAAAATCAAATTATAACCGTGGGTGCTGGATCTCTAGATTCTACTACACGATCTAATGGGTTTGATGGTTTCATTTCTACTGTCAAATTTTGGGGTGGTGTCGTCCTCACCGCCCAAGAGGTCAAGACCCTCTACGATATGGGTCGGTGCGACGAGGGCCACCACGTGGTGAACTTCTCGAAGACTCGGGTCGGTATCGGTCTCGGGGATGGGGAAGTTTCAGATGCTCTTTTAAATGTTGGAGGCGTGCCTTACGGTGCAGGAGTGAGACCTATATTTAGTGCATATGAGTCCGATGCTTACACATTCGAATCATTAAACAATGCACAGACTGATGTTATACTTGGAAACACGTTTATAAATCATAATAATGCGTACAATACATCTACGGGTGTATTTACTGTTCCTGTGACAGGTGAGTATCACATTTTTACCTGTTGCCAATGGCGTGGGTTTAGTAGTTACAACCAAGGTGTAAAAAGTGGCAGTATTAACTTCGTAATAAACGGTGTTGGGTGGAATCCAACTTCTACCACCCGTCCTGTAGTCACTCAGACAATACGGTATGCGAATGAACGTAAACAATTGAATGGTTCATTGGTGATAAAATTGAATAAAGGTGACCAGCTTAAGGTACAGTGCACAAATAACCTTACGCAAAACGTAGGTGACCTATCTTGGGGGACGGGATATGGTCGGTTCGCGGCATTTTTATTATCTTAATTAGTTTTAATGAACATAGACACACTCCGAATTCTTTGCCCGGGTGCAAAATGGTATAAATGTGGTGAAACGTGGGAATCCATCCGTCTTCCCGAAGGTTACGAAAAACCCCCAAAGGAAGAGTTCGAAGCTAAGCTCCAAGAACTAATCAACGCCCAACCCCTCAAGGAACTCCGCACCAAGCGAAACACCCTTCTCGAGCAGACCGATAAATACACCCTTCCCGACTGGCCTCACCCCACCCCCGAGGATCGACAAGCATGGCTCGATTACCGCCAAGCCCTCCGCGACCTTCCATCTGTGACCGAGGATCCAGCGAACCCTGTTTGGCCTACACGACCAGATGAGGTTGTCAACACTGAAACAGTCACTGAGACCTCAAACACTGAAACGGTCACAGAGACATCGAACTAAAAACTTTCCTCCAAAGTGTGACCCACTTTGTAAGAACCGTTCAAAATTTTCCCAAAAATTTTAACCTCACTCAATAGTAGATATGAACGGAA